TTTCGAAACTATCAACGCTTAACCTCATCTTACCACCATACTTAACAAAGTCATAGCTGGTAGTAAAATGCTTCTTCATTGCCATGTAATAACTGTAGAGATCGAACGCATCCCTAGTTGAGTACAATGAAGTTGATGTCATACCGGTAGCCTTACTAGTCTCTCAACCATATTTAGTTCTTCGGCTTCTCGATAGATCTTAGCCTTTAGAACAGGTGAACGTTTAATAATCTCTCCTATCACCTCTACCTCAAGGTTATGTCGTTCAGCATAGTCAATGACAGCGTCAATGTACGATACGCCTTTACTAATAACCTCTGCGATGTCGTTTATGATATGTTCGGAGTTTAACTTATTTAGAATTTCTATATCCTGTTTATCCGTGATTTTCATATTCTCCTAACTAGTAAGCAATTTGATTCCACGAACCCAATTGTCGGCAGCATCTTCCACATAGTGTATGTTGTTAACAGGAAAGCGTTCGACCTTGAACGGTTCACTGTTCCCAATTCCAATATAATATTCTATACACAATGTGCCATCAATCTCAACAACTTCAGCCCTAGGACCTTCAGTCGATTCTTTATAGAAAGTTGAAACCATTTTCTTCACATTACTCTCCTCTGGATACTATTATAGCATCAATCTTAAGATCTGTCAAGATGTATTTTACCAAAATCCCAAACTTCTCGCATTGCTAGCGATGATAAAGAAGCAGGTGACGATGTGGACTGTCCACCAAAAGGTTCTGACGATTGCTACAGCGTCTGCTTGTGCGTCAGACTCTCCAACTTTCTCCCCCAAACTTTTAGCCCAGATTCGCCACCACTTCTTCATATTAGGGATTACTGACCGTTTCCATCAGCGCCTCAAGTTCTTCGATCTCAGACACAACTTCGGCCATGTTTTGCTTATGATAGAGTCGAGACATTTTGCCTAGATATTTTTTAGGAATGTCTACATCTTCCGCTAAGGAAGAGAGTGCTTCTTTGACGAAGCTTCGTTCAGCTTCTTGTCGGAGATATGAATTACTAATTTCTTCCATGCAATCCCTGATACGTTTCTTATCGGCATCGCTTGAGGGTATAATAATTCCAGTCATAATGTATTCACCTTAGTAAGTTAGTTTTGTTAATAGCGACACTTTTCTGTTTCTAGGTAAGTGACCAACCCACCAGGGCATGCTGCTAATCATATCCCTGTGATAGCGAAGTCATCGTTTGCTTCAACGAATCACTCATATCTATTATTGATCTAATATAACGTATTCACTGACGTTTGTCAAGCACTAATTTATAAAATTATAGCCAAAATACAACAAAAACAACCACACTAGACCCTTACAGAGAAAGAACGTGAACGTGAGTATGAACACGTACCTAGACTCCTTGATCAACTGGTATAAGGATCGCATAGAAGCGCTGAGGTTGCTTATCAACTCTTTGACTTCAATCCCTTTACAGATCGTACCACTTTACTCATAATCATCTTAATAAGTGTGAAGTGTAATAAACCGTAACCATAGATTGCATGAAACGTGTGGTTCTTTTCTATTGCCGATTTACGACCGAACTTTTTAGTCCAGTTATCTACATACTCGCCCTTGTATCTTAGCACAGCGTGAGACATTTTCCACTTACTTGGACCGACTAAACAGATGCCTGCTTGGCGTGTTGCTAGTAACCACCACATTTTAAGATGGCTTTCTCCAGATAGTCTCCAAAGAATTGACAGCGCATAGTCTTCACAGTCTCCGACATACTTACCATCTGCGTTTTCGGTGTATATGATCGCCCAGGAATCCGATGAGCCATATTGATCTGTGTCGTATCGATACTCCCATTTAGCATTGAACTCTGAAACTATATCATCTCTTACCTTTAACTCTACACTATCCGTAGACATTCTCTTCTCCCTTATGATCTTGATGTGTTTACATCATATTTATTGTTTTAGATCTCTGGAAACAAAGATTCGTTTACGAATGCGTCAACATCGTCTTCGTTTAGACCCAGGCTTTTCATTACCGCTGGAGTGTGAGGATTTTGCTTCTGATAGTGTGCGTAGTTATTCTGTGCTGCTGTGCCAACATCCGCATTCGACAACCCACTATATTTACCTATGTGCTTTAGATAGTAACACATATTCTCTCGTGCCACTCTACAAATTTGCTCAACTTCCTCTTGCTCTTTGACCATACCAGCCGCAATCATGTGATCTGTGAAGATTGCCTTTGCCCAGTCAGGCAACTCTCGCTCACGTTTCCATTTCAACTCCGAAGCAACGGTAGCGAAGTGTTTTATCATTGAATGCTCTTTATTGGCTGTAGCAGAGAAGTCGTGAAATGCTCCAGTCATTTTGTTTGCGCCTGCGATAACATCAAAACCGAATATTGGACCATCGTTCCTGACATCAGGAAACACGCAAACGTGCATCATCCACAGTTTCTTTTGTTCTCGCATATCAACGACATCTATATGGGCACGTCTGTAGTCATCGTTAGACCAAACACGATTTACCCACCCAGGTTGATTGAATCTTTCCATGCCAGGCTCATAGACTTCTGTTCCACTCTCTTCTAGTTGTGAAATTAAGTCATCCTGCAACTCGATAAGCCTATTCCAAATCATACTCATATTTTGTCTTCTAGTTCTCCAAATAGTCTTATAGCAAATCGAAAACAAGCGTTTGCCTCGTCTGCCATGTCATCGTGTAGCAACGATCGCACTCTTAACTTAAGTTCTTCTTTGTCGATAAAATCATACATCTTGCCACTACCGGGGACTCGTTTCTGAATCATAGCACCGCCGTACATGTCTCCAAAGTGACGAACGTACATATGTGCGATAAGACCAGAACGATCTTTCTCGTATAGTTCTTCACAGTAAGTGATGTATTCTTGCGTAGATTGGGTAATCAAGCTGCCGTCGAAGACTAGGCCGTAGGTCGTTTCGAGTTCCTGAAGATCGTCTCGCATCAAATTTGCCCTGCGAATGCCTTCTAGACCTAATAGTCCTAATGGTATTCTGTACTCAAGGGCTACATAATTGTAAAACTGATTTGTGAGGTATTTGTAATAGAGAGCAGGATCGATCGATCCACTCATTAGCGTCTTGGCGAACTGCTTACGTTCTGCTGACTTATGATTTTCCCACGTTAACTCTTTCAAGTTCACTTTTAATCTCCAATTCAACCATGATCACGCATTACAAGATGTGGTTGTTTATATCCATTCGGCGTTTTTAGGAACGTACTGTGCTATCTTGGCTCTCACATCTTTGCTAATAGTTTCGGCATCCATAACCGGTTTACCCGAGCGTTTTACGTAGAAGTAGTTTGCGTCTTTGATGTACGAACCGCCCTTATCAGACGTAGCTAAGTTAGCGTCAACGCCGACTTTATTGAAGGCAAACACGATATCACCGTCCATGTACTTCTTAAGGCTATTGCCCATGTTAACAATGTCAAGCATAGTCTGTGCGGCGCCACGATGAGTGTTGACTAGGATTTCGACTGGCACTGTGCGATCACGTTTTGCGTTCTGTGCCTTAGCCACTTCAATGTCGTTGATGACCCACACGATGTGAACGCTTTTCTTATCGTAGCCAAGACCAGTGACTTGGCGAGTCAGGGTTTCAAGCTTCTTCAAGTCTTTCAAGGTAACGTCAAATATTATATTCGGTTTACGATCAGGACTAGCTGTCAGGATGGATGTGTATAGAGTCTTCTGTCTTGCCGCATCAAGTCCTAGATATGAACCTATGATGTCGTGTAGCTTCGCAACGTTCTCCGGATTCTTAAGATTGGCTGCGAGGTCTGCTATATCGATTCCCATCTCATCTTTTATCTTCTTAACGATGGCAGGAGTCTTGGCTGCAAGTGACTTAAGTTGATCTACATCGAACGTGTATCCCTCAAGACCGACCAATTTGTCTTTGATGAAGCCTTTGCCAGATCCAGCACCACCTGCCATGATAACGACGTTTCCAAACTTAGGATATGCCTTACCAGCAAACGTGATTAACTTCTCTGAGAGTTCGGCGTAGTCTTCTTTTAAATAACTTTCGAAGGATAACATTTATTTTACCTTATCTGTTGCTAGTACTATTTATAAAAAATGTGAGAGTCTATAGAGCTATTTATAAAAAATGTGAGAGTCTATTCTAGAAGTCTTGGTGTAGTGTTTTTTCCAATATGGCTTAACATAATCAGCGTGATACATGAGTGCACCGTCCGTTATGTCTCGTATGCTGCCATATCCATTGTAGACATATGTAGCAACTTCTAGCGCCTCAATCCACTTATCTGAGTTCAAGGTCTTATCACTCTTACCGTCGCAGAACCAAGAGAACTGACACTTATACTTAATAGGATTGCCATTAGAGTCTAGTTTAGACTGATAGACCACATCACACACTGTATTCGGGTATCGTTTGCTTTCTCTTCTATTCATAGTCACTAAAGCAACAGCTTCTTGGCCTAACTTAGAATCGCTTCTAGCCTCATGATATATATTCAGAGCAAGGCAATGAACGTTCTTATCATCCTTCGAACTCGTATCACTCTGCACTGCTGTGAGATCAGTCTGTGTTATGACCGTCGTATTAGATTGTGTTGACTCTAAAAAGCACATTGCTGCTGTTACCAAAGTACTCGTTGATAGTATTGCTATGAACCTCTTCATAACTCAACTCCTATAACTATGGAATCTATAATAGCATTATACACTAAATGGTGGCCAAGTCAAGTCTTTTTTTCGATTCCTGTGACTATTTGCTGTTGCTAACGACAATAAAAAAGGCGCTTGAAGCGCCCCTTTTGTGTGGAGTGGTGATTCATTCATCATCTTCGGGATCAGAGTCTTCGACTTCTATTGCTCCCATAACTAACAACGTAGCAAACACGTCGGTAACTAATCCTATAAGTGCGAATGGTAGTGTGTAGTAGACAACACCGGGCATGCCTGACATCATCAACGCCACTAGAGATGTAGCCAGTATAGCCCTATTTTGCCACGTGTAATTGATGTCTATATCGTCGGATAGTCGAATCTCCCTAATGCCGATTATACTGGATGTCATTAGAAAATAAAATGATGTAGCAAACACCAAAAGCAACCCAGCGAGTATTGACGCAGCGTGTTCGGCATATTCGGGATAAAAGGCAATAACTATTAAGCACAGTAGACTCGAGTATCTTAACAACAAATTCATTCCTTCAAAGAAAAAGGGGGACTAGGTCCCCTTTAATTGAGTGCTGTAGTATTTAGATGTCTTCATCTACGCTTGATATATCATAAGACTCGGTAGTAGAGATGGTAGGATCAACCTCAGCATCGATCTTGCTGTATAAGTCCATGAACCCCAAGCGAGTGTCGGTATCAAAGCGGTTCACACACAGTTCGATCGCTTTCATGCGATTACCGAATATAGAGAACGTTTGTACGATGTGACACAGACGGCGAGTAGAGATGATTTCGTCAATACCACCGTCTTCGAAGGTCTTGCGAATCGCTTGACCCCATTGAACGAGCTTCTCGGCAAAGTCTACATCGTCGACACCGAACTTAGACATGTGATTCACTACGATCTTTTTCTCGACAGAAGCATTGGGATAAGGTTGCTCGAGCGTGATAGTGAAACGCTCAAGGAATGCCTCATCGATGATAGTAGCAGCAATGAAGCGTCCGGCATCATCGCCCTGACCCTTGGTATTAGCGGTGGCAATCACGTTGAATCCAGAGGCAGGAATGATTACCTCACCAGTCTTCTTAATCATGAATGGCTTGCCCTCGAGAATTCCTTGCAGACACATCAGCTTGTTCGAGCCACGGTCAATCTCGTCGATCAGCAGGATAGCCCCAGCTTCCATAGCTTTGATAACGGGTCCCTTTGCGAAGACTGTCTCGCCGTCGAGCAGTCGAAAGCCACCGATCAAATCATCCTCATCAGTCTCAGGCGTGATCTGAACACGCACGTATTCACGCTTGGCATTGGCACACGCTTGCTCAACCATCATAGTCTTACCGTTACCTGATAAGCCGGCAACGTACATGGGATAAAACATTCCGGACTTGATGATCTTAGAAACGTCGGCGAAGTAACCCCACTTGACGAACGTAGGATCGCTTGCAGGCACGTAAACTTCATCAGACGATGTAGAACGAACTTTGCCGACAGCGGCTTGAGGAGCGGCTTGAGGTGTAATCTGAGGAGCTGGACGATTGATCGGCACAACGTTGGCGCCGACTGTCATCTGGTACACACCACGTCCAAGCCGTGGAAGTTTTTTAAGAAGGGTATAAGCAACAGAGCCTGTGTAGCCCTGCTCATCAGCAAACTTGAACATATCTTGACGTTCAAAGGATTCTAGGTTAGGATTAGCAGCAGCAAAGGCTTCTAGTAGAGTGGCTTGTGTATCAGTCAAATTTACCATAATGTATCTCTCTCAGGTTTATCTCAATTTATGTGTGTATTTTATCAGTTTTAGCGGGAATGTCAAGCAATATTTTAAATTTTTTCATTTATTTTAGGCAATCAACTCCGCAAACTTTTGTGTTACAACTCGATTGCCTTTCTTGGATCCACTAAACTTAGTGAACGCCTTGGCAATCTGACTGGCTGTTGCCTTTTCAGCAATCTCAAAATCATCGGACTTGCCCGTCATATTATCTGAAATATCGACAATCACGAATCGACGATCATATCCCCTGCAATTGTTCGTGACCCAGACACCGTCTTTAGTCATAGACTTGCGGGCCTCACTCTGGGCTTTGTCATCGTAAGGCAACACGCTGTATAATTCCTTCCTGAAGTCTCGACGGGAGCAGATGAAGAAGTTAGCTGTGGTGATATTCGGTCCAGTAACAGCCTCAAGTATTGCTTGGGTGTTCTTCGTGTATCCACCATAGTACGAAGCGTCTAAGTCGATCTTCTTACCTTTAATTTCCATAGTGAGTTCACGTGAGTAGCTACCGTCGATTCCATATACGGTTCTTACTGCATCACTCTCACCATCTGTCAAGGTAATCAGGTTCATTTTGTGGACTGGGTTGACCTTCAAGAAGTCTTCTATCAAGTACTGACTGGCAAGTAAAGCAGCATTCAATGGAGTGCTTCCCAGAGTCTCCATCTTTGGCAACCAAGCAACTGATCCCGTCTGAGCGTAGAAGGATTTCATAGCTCGCTCAAAATCTATTTTAGACATCTTGTTGGTGAACAACTGGTTCAGAACCAGATTGTCATAGTCAAAGCGAACCAGATTGCCTGAAGCAGCACGAATTGCTCTGTTACGGGAACTGTCTTCGTTTGATGTAAAGGCATATACCTCAAAGGGAATATTCACTCGCTTACAGAACATCACCAAAGCGATGGTTTGGCGAATGACGCTAGGAAGAACTCTGTTCATAGATCCGGAGTAATCGACCAGCATCATCATACCGTGATTCTTGCCGTCAGCAAGAGTAGTGATTTGCTTGAACAGCTGGTCGTCATACTTGTAAGCGTGGAGCTTATTGACATCCAAAGAGCCCTTTGTCGAGGTGCGGGCACGAGCAGAGCGAAATGCCGCCTTTCGCATCTCAAATTCCTTAGCCATCAAGTTAACAACCTGCTTGGTCTGAGTCATGTATTCATCGTAGCCAGCCATAGAGTCAGTAACGAACGTTTTCCAACCATTCGCCACCTTGTAATCCTGCAGGGCTTCACGTGACTCAATGACATCCTTGTATGAGTTCTTTACAAGATCGAATACTGCACGAGGCATGCCCTGTATGAACATCTTGTTCGAACCTTCAACAAGGTTTTTCATGTTAGAGCGCTGGGCATTTTCTGTCTCAACTTCAGGCAGATCATCAGAAGCTTCATCAGCCCCAGCATCAGAGCTGTCCTCGTCGTCAATCTCTTCATTAGCGGGCGAACCAGCAGACTCCTCGCTTTCACCAGAGTCACTCTCTTCGTCACCAGAGTCACTCTCTTCGTCACCAGAGTCACTCTCTTCGTCACCAGATGAACCAGGAGCAGACTCCTCGCTTTCACCAGAGTCTTCCTCTTCATCAGATTTCTCATCCGGTATAGAAGGCTGACTCTTGGTGTCTTCTTTAGTGAAGGATGACTCTTGGACTTCGTCTTGACCGTCATCATCCTTCTGCTGTTCGTCTTGTTTTTGACTCAACCAAGCGACCAGGGCACGACAGACGTCTCCGACATCCTGAAACGTCTCAACTGCCATGGCCATTTTGAAGTAGGGAATCTC